CATTAATCCCGTTGCTGCTAAGCATATCTACAATATTCTCAACAGTCAATGGAACTTTGGTTTTATGCTCAATCCGCAAGCCCCGTTTCTTCTGATATAATTTAAATTGTTCAACTAAGTTATCAACAGTTATACAGTTTAGTCCATCCAAACGGAGGTTAGAATAGTCTTTATTGAACTCAATAGTCCTAATAAACACCTCAGGTTGAGGGAAGGGGTTATATGCGTGTTCCGTTAGTAATTCGCAGAGCAAACCGTACACCAAACAGATAGAGGAGACATTTAAGGGGTAGTCAGTAGCAACCCGAAGCGTCACCCGTCCCTTTTGGCTAATACGGAACTCTACGATGATTAAGTTTAAATTTATTGTTTTTTTCACTGGTTGGAAGTTTCCAAAATATTTATGAGGGATTTGACACGACATAATGCAGTTATGGAAGTTCCAATCGAGTAAGGCGTCGGGAGTTGAGGATAACGCACCGTCCCCCCCATTATAAACTTTGTAGAAGCCTCTCCCGATTTTCTGAATGTCTGCCAATTTTGGAATTATTGATTTTACGGTATTAACATTTATAGAGGTTAAGAGGCTGATTTTCTTGGGAGTGATACCCTCAGGATAGGACTGCATACATTTTATTATTGATTGTGATTTTTTGGATAATACCCCACTACGAGTTGCAACGGAAAGTTTATTCATAGGTCATCACCCGAGATTGGTAACATAGAATCTATATCTTTTATTGCTAGTATTGTTGGCTTGCCAAATTTGTCATCGCCTAGAATGTGCGTGTCTGTTGTCTTGATTATTGTCAGGGTGATGATTCGCCCTTTCAATGTTCGTATCTTCACAATTTCTTTTTCTGTTTCTATTTTAATCACCTCGTTTTTAAAATACTGTTTTCCAATCATCCCCTATATTGACCTGTAAGCCCTCAACTGTTTTCCAGACATCGCCAATATTGATTTTCATCCCCTCAATCTCTTTCCAGTCGTCGCCTATATTTATCTGTGTGACTATAGCTCTTGCCCCTATAAATGTTTGTGATATAATGACACTATCATAATAAACTGGGTCGTGACTGCCATCTGAATAAGTATTTCCTATTAATATTTTATCTATATCTGTGTCACCAACATCACCACTAAAACTATAATCTGGGCTTCTTTCGGTATCGTTATTTACCCATATTTTAATTTCTCCCCCACTTGCTTTTTTTACAAGTTTGACCTCTATTTTGTAAGTATTATTAACAGCGACACTTTCCCCTATATCTCTCCAATCTTCTGTTTCTGAACTCCATGAAGTCATCTCATAATATCCGTTCCAATCCTCTATACTGAACCCAATCAAATTATTATTACTTGAATCCAACACATCCATAATCCCGAAGTATGTTCCAGTATCAAAAGACCATCCACTTGGTAAGTGTATTTTAAATTGAATAAAGAGAGTCTCATAACTTGCACCTAAATCTTCTTTGACAGTTCCTTCCCCTTCTGCACTCATAGAACTCTTTAAGGTATACGTTCCATCTATTAATGAGCCTGAATCATAAGAAAGAGTTCCCCCGCCCCAAGTTTGCTCTTGGTCAAAAGTTCCCTTGTTTCCGTTTTCAAATCCTTCGTAACCGAATAAGTATCCCATATATTTTCTCAACTCTTTTTAATTTTTTAGGGTCAACTCTTGGATGATTTCTCATACATTCTAATCGTTGTTCCCATCCTTTTCTTGTCATGTGTTGCATTTTTAAGCTGTGTATTGGACATAGAGAGTCCCGACAGGGAATCCGCTTGCTGCTGGTGGGGTTGCGTCTGTGTTGTATAATACCATTGGCACATAGGCTTGGTCAGCTGTGCTATTGTCAGCCGTTATTGTTAGTGGGCCGACAGCAATGTCAGTCCCGCTATTCAATAAATAGTCTGAATGTGCCTGAGTGTTGTCTGCTCTATGAGAGGAGTTTGCAACAATCTCGTCCCATTTGTCTGAGCCTAGTATCCCAGCGTTGGTTGTGTCTGCTTCAACAAGTGTAGCATTTGTTCCGTCGCTTGAATTAACACCAATTGTTGTAGGGGTGCGTGTTCCTGCAGATAGATTTGTAGTTACATTTGTGTCTTTTAAGCTGTTAGCTGTAACTAAGGCAGACATACCTGCAATATCAATACCGTCAACTGTGCCGCTTACAATGATGTCGCCAGTTATATCTAAATCTACGCCCACCGATACCTTTGCAGTCGTTATAGTTAATATACTTGGGACAGCGCCACAACCGAACACAACAGATTCAGAGCCGTTTGTGGTCTGAATACACATATAATGATTTAATCCCTCTCTGATGACAAATACATCCGCTACATTATCGTCCATGAGAAAATCGAATGGGCTAGTCATAGCCCCACCGCCCCCAGCGTTGCCGCCTGACAATACACCAGCTGCGTCATTCATTACAAAGCCAGCAGCAGAGCCGTCTGATAATGTTATTTCTTTAGTAGAAAATGCTTGAGTCTTGACATGAGGGTCAATATTCTCTCTCGGGTTGTCATAGCCAGCGTTGCCTTTAGGCGTTGCTTTTGTGCTTGTGACTGGTTTAAATGCGTTCGTTAGTCCTACCATTTTCTGTTTCTATGTCCAGCAAGGTATATAATATTTTGTTCCTGCGACATCAATCTCAAGCCAGGCTGAAATTGTGGCGGTCGTGACAGCAGCAGGGGCAATATTTGTTATTGATACATTTGCCGTTGCGTTAGCTGTCAAGGAATCAACTACCTTAAGTTTGCCGTTCTTGATTGCCAATATATCTCTGACAGCAAGGCTGTCAATTACTTCTTGGTTACTTTCCGACATTTTTCTTTTTCTCTTTCTCAATGCTTGGCTGACCAAACTCTTTGGTTAAAGCCCCGTCGTCTTGTGCTAGACCAGGCTTTTTTCCAATCTTATCGTTAGCCACTAAGCGGTCATACTCTTTCTTCCGATTCATTTTTGACATTTATGCCTCCGTGCAGACTGCAAACCAAACTTGTCTGTTGCCTGCGTCTTGCCATGATGTAATATTCTTTACAACTGCCCCACCTGCAGCACTCAAAGCTGTTGCGACTCCTGTCCCGTCTATGGGATAGGGCCCATGCACAGTAACTGTTCCAGCTGCCATTTATACACCCGTAATCTTGCAGATTGCGTCACTATTTACAACCTGTATCTGTCCGACTTCCCAGGCTCTGATTGTGAATTTGATACCTGCGTCCTCAATTGTCTTAACAGTCAAGCCGACAACACTTTTCCATGTCATAGCTTCTCGAGCAATAACAACCTGAGCACCGCCTAATGTGACAGAGTTGCTGGATATTACAGTTAAGCCGAGCAGTCGCCCAACTACACCATTCTTGGTGACTGAGTCTGTATAAAACTGTCCAGCGTTCCTAACATTAGCGTTCCCTAACAATTCAGCGTAGTTTGTTGGATTAACAAGTAAGAAGCCGTTTGTGTTTGGATTGTAATTATCAACCTCTATGAAAGCTTTGGCGTCAAGTATGTCTTGTATTGGGTCTCTGTCTGCTATAACTGCGTTGTCCCATGTTGCGTTTGCTGTCTCTGTATTTCCAGCACTTGCAACAACCGCAGCTGCGATGGTGTCATCTACAGACTTTGCTACTGACCTTGCGATTCTTAATAGTGTCCTTGCAATCATTGGAACATTGTTAGTCTTGACATCTTCCCATGATAAGACACCCTCCATTCCGTATTTGAGGTTGCGTCCTGAGGTCTTTGTCCAGGTAACTTCACCATATGGGAAGTTTGCTAGTCGAGGGACACCTGCAACAGTTCCGCTTGCAGTTGTGTCTTTTCCGACAAGGTCTGCTGCGGTTTCTGCGTAGTATGTCTCAGTCCAAGCGTTGCTGCTCTCAATCATGCAAAGCTGTTTCATCTTGTATTGTTGTAAAGCGAAACCTTTAACGATTCGGCTAAAGTTTTCAGCTCTTAAGTCCTGCTCTCCTGTTGAATCTGCCATTTTATTTTAATATCCTCACCATGCCAGTATTTCCAACTCCGATTGTCTCCAATGCTGTGCCTACTGTCCAGCCTTTCTCCATATCAAGTGTAGTCATCAATGCTACTGTGTTGTCTGCTGCGGCTAGACTTACCTGGTCGCCAATCTCGCACTGTGTAGTTGCACATTTGAGTTGAACTATGCAATTTGTATAACAAGCAATAGAAGTCTGACCGTCACTTGCAACTTTCTCAGAAGCTGCTATCCCGACTATTGGGGTATCAACTGCACTAGCCACTTTAGCAGTTCTTGGGCTTGTCAGTTCCATAATAGAACCTTTTGGGATAGCTGTCCCGTCAGCACAAGTATATCGTATTGGGTCGCCCTTGTTACCAAGAAGTTCGACAATTATTGCTTCATCTGCCATAAAAACATCACCTTGGAGTTGTTTCTAGGACAACTCCTATATTAATGTTTTTATTTCTTCGTCGGGTCAGGCTCGTCAAACATGGTTTCGTAGCCTGTGCCCTCTAGCATAGCCCGCGCATTGTCCTTGTCAGTTTCTTCTTTCGTCTTTTTCTGTGAGCCTGCTTTGGCTTGACCGCCCATTGTTTGCTCAACTTTCATGAGGCGTTGTTCCTCGAGCAAGCCTGATAAGGTCTTGTTAGCTTCCTCTAACCTTTCCGCTGCTTTGTTTGCTTTGTCAATCAAAGCACTAGCAGTTTTGCTTTCAAGAGCTTCGCCCTCCTCTGTTGGCTGTTCTTCCGGTTCTTCCGCTTTCTTATCTTCTGTCATTTTCATTAATTCCTCTTTTTGAAGCAGTCAAGGCAATAGACAGCTCTGCTCATATCAGGTTTGAAAGGCACTAGGGTGTCTGCACCGCAGTCAGAGCAGACCGCTGCATATTGTTTTGCTATTGTCTGCTGGTTGTCTTTTGTTTCTTGTTCCAAGGCTACATCTTTCTGCTGAGGCACGGCCTTTTTTCCGTGCATCCGTCTGTGTAGCTCGTCAATTAAATCTATATTGCTTATTTTTTCCATTTCTCCTCCTACTTACAACAAGCCGAATTTTAGATTACTGGGCGTGGAATCTTCCCTGTATTTAGCAAGGGCTTTGTAGTATTCAGTCCAGTAATCGTCATCTGCTGTGTCTTTCTGTCTTTGGTTGGTCTCCTTATTGTTAAGAATGTCGTCCCAGTAAGCTTCATCTGCCGCTCGCTCTGCGAGCTTGGCTGCTTGCTTCTGTTCCTCAATATTATCATAATATGCCTTATCGTCAATTCTTTCTACGATTTTTCGTTCTTCTTTTTCAATACGAATCCTTGTATACATATCTTCGGTTGATTCTCCATTCTCTTCCTGATATTGTAAATCTTCTATTAATCTGTCTTGAAATTGTGCTGCTTTAATCGCCCCTTTTATTTTCATTGGGATTCCAACCGCAGGGCTTATAGGAGACCATAAAGCCACTTTTTCCCACCATGATAAATCAAGCAATTCATTTCTAGCGTCTTTTGCTTCATGCACCATTGACCAGTCACCAGTTTGGATTGCGTTGGGTATTAAATATTGTCCCATTGTTATATCTAGAGGCTCTTTGGCTTCTGCCTGTCCCCATTTGCCAAGAAATACTGCCCCAGCCCAACCACCACAAGCCGCCATGGCTTTATCACTAAATTTCTTTGATAATATCTTTCCAGTTGTTCTAACTGTTTTTGTATTGATTGGGACTTCTACAACCTGAGCTGTTTTTATATATGCTTCCTCTGCCCCCTTAGCTACATTGTATCTGATACCTTTCCCAATAACATTTAAAGTTTCAATTCCACCCCCACTTAAAACTTTAGCTGCAAGGGCTGTGCTGACTTTTCTCAATGCTGAAAATGCTCTGTTAAATCCTGCTTCTCCAACAATGCCAGCCAAAGCACCAGTCTTTGTAGCCATTGATTCTGTCTCAAAATCTCTGCCTGCAGGGTCAAACTTACCCAGGACACCGCCTTTAAATTCGCTTGCTATCTGTTGCAATTTATTTTTGGGTCTTTTGGTTTCTGACACAATACCAGTCCCACCTGTGAATTGTGAAACTGCTGTCTTTTTGCTTGCAGAGATAGCTTTGAGTTTTGCCTGTTGTTTATAATCGTCCCGTTCTGATGTTCCAGTAGATAAGGACTGGCTTTGTTTATTTTTGCTCGAGGTGTAGCTGGGAGTGGAACTACCGCCAGAGGAATATTTCTTTTTCCTTGCAGTATTTGCAGGTTTTGAATATCTGCCTTTCTTTTCATAGCTGCTTATTTTTCTTGCCATTTTATTTTCTTATCATTGTTGCGGCTAAATTGTTGATAGCCTTTGTGTTTGCTCTGATTATTGTGTTTCCTTGCCAAAATATCAAGAGAAACGCCACAATAGGAAAGCCGACTGCATTGATTGAATGTATTATTTGGTCCATTATTCTTTCCCCTCCAATTCCGCTGTAGTGTCAGACTCTTGGGAAGCCTGCATATCAGGTTGTTTCTGTTCGTCACTTATCAGCTCGTTCTGTAAACTAGCTGGGAAGTTTAAATTAATCTCAATATTGAGCTGTCCTAATACCTGTTCCTCAATGTATAACTGCTCGCCTTTAACAGACTGCTCATAAGATAAATACACGATTTTTCCAGAGGCGTCTGTGAACTCTTTGGCGTTACCTACTATTATCTGAGGAACATTCACAGCCTGAAAAAAGTAGTCGTTAAGTTGGTTTATCCAATTAACAGGGTTTAAACTGGCGTTGGCTGCTGTTGTGACCAATTCGGGGACAACTGCACCTTTAGGAATATACATACATTCACCGTTGGCTCGGGCAGCGTCCATTTTTGTTTTGAAAGCTGCAATCTGTGCCGTGTCATCGGTGTCAAGGTGAAATATCCAGAGTGGGTCAATGTTCCTGTGCAAAACCCGTTTCCAGTCGCTCATAGCTTCATTCCTTGCAAGTATGAGCCATTTTAAAGAATCAATTATCCGTGTCCCGTGGATTTCATCAGCTATCCTTTCATGGCTTAAATGAAATATCTCATCAGGCTTGAACCGTTTGTTCGGCTGCTTGGTCTTAGATACTTGCTCGTAGCGTTTGATTCTTCCCTGCTCATTTTGGACTATCACCATGCTTTCGGGGTCGAGAGGTTTCAGGTTGGCAAGAACGCCCTCCTTGTCTCTGATGACCTCAGCGAAAGAATCTTTGCTGATTGTTTTGACCTTAATCATGTTTTTCAGGATTGAGTTAAAAGAATCTTTGCCGTTGCCTTTGATTGATAATAATAATAATTCTGTGCTTTCGTCGCTTGTGAAACCAGCACCGACAGTCCATGTAGCTTTTGTGTCGATTGCAATCTTGAACTCAGGGATTGTTTTATAATATCCGTAGTCCTGAGACCAGTCTGTATTTTGATAAGTCGTTTCTTTAGTTGAGCCTGCACCGTCTGTGCTTTGTGCGGCTACTGAAAAGTCAGTAATAGCATTTGTAAGGTCGCTGGCGATTGCAGAGCTTATGTTTGTGTCTGGCATAGTTTTTCCTCGATTTTTTGTAAATGTTTATCAATGGAAATTAAGACGGCAAGGGTTAAATTCTGTTTGGATAGTTTTGGGTTCTCTTTTTCACCCAGATAATCCTTGACAGCCTGAATATTGTGTGTATGATTG